AAAGTACCATCTAGCTTTCTAGAAACTTCTACAATAGTACTAAGGATTGCTTCTGCTTTTTTAGCTCCTACTCCTTTGTTTTTTAATACAAAATCATATAATTTAAACTCCCTTACAAGTGTTGTATTACCTGTATAGAACTTTCTAAGTACTGTTAAGGCTGGAGAATCTTTTTTTGATAAAGTATCGGCTGCTATTTGTTTTACTAATAGTTCAAATATTAGGCCCGTATTCTTATATTTTGAATGTTTTATCTTCACAGTAGTGTTGGCTTTGTTATAAATAGTGCTTAGTTATCTAAATCTCTAATGTTTTCCTCGCTTAGTAGATTTCCCTCTTCTACTACTTCCTCTTCAAAGATGTTTTGTTTCTGTGTAGGAAATAAAGATTTGTTTCTTAAAAAAACGGACATTGTATTACTTAGACTTTCTCTTACATTTTCTGGATCACTTGGGTATCCACCTTTCATTCCGTGAACTCCCAATCTGTCTCTTCCTCCAACTGGATCTGCTTGAGTACCAATTATTGAGAATTTTTCTCTTGGTCTTCCTATTGTAGTAGTTTCATCATAACCTGTTGGTAGTTCACCTTGCTCTCTTGCTCCATATATAGAAGCTAAATCGTGAGGTGTTCCAAATGATTGTCCAGTTGATACTGGATCGTTTCCTTCGTTCTCTATTTGAGATATTCTAAATCCTCGTTTAGCATCCTCTCTGATAAGATCTCTCATTTCGTTATACTTATCTTCTGAGATATCAAATAATGTATCGTAAATGTAATCTGATGAGAATAGTTTTGTTGCTTGCATTTGAGTTGCTAAGTCAACTTTTTCTTTCCAAAGTGCTACTTTTTCTTGTTCGTAAATAATAGAAGGAGTAGTTAGTTTTATTTCAAAGTTTACTAAAGACTCTTTGTCAAATCCTTGAGAATATAAATGTACTAAACCAATTTTAGTTAATTCACTTTCTACAATTCTTTGAAGTCTTTCTACTGTTCTAGCAAAACGAATATCTTCTGCTGCAAGAGTTGCTTTTCCTGTTAAATCTTTTTCGTATCCAAAATAAGCTTTTGGTACTTTTAAAGCAGCAAACATTTTATCTCTTAGGTACTCAATATCATTTGTACCATCATACTCTAATCCTTTTGTTGTATCAATACGAGTTGAAGTATCTCCTCCACGAACTGGAAGATAGAAATCCTCCATCATGTTTTGCATATTAAATTTCAAGTTATATTGACCTGTTTGTGGATCTACATAAGGAGTTTTCTTTATACTGTTGATAGTTTTTTGCATGAACTGCTCAACTTCATTTGGTGGAATAGAACCTACATTAATATAAAACATTCTCTTTTCAGGAGCTCTCATGATTCTGTGAATCAACATTGCATCCTCCATAAGAGTTAATTGCTTGTATATTTTTCTAGCTGGTTCAATGTAAGATCTACCATAAGGAAGGTAGTTTATATCTGATAGCAATCTGAAGTGAGCTACTTCGTAATTGTCTAATGAAATAGTTTGCTTACTATTATTTGGAATGTAGTTTGGATCTGCTGAAGAAGCTAATCCGTCTGGATCAATTGAGAATGTTACTTTGGTTGGATCTTCTTTATCCATTCCCTCATGTCTTACCATGTGGTAAACTGTGTAAGGAAGAACATTATAAACACCAAACTTTTCTGATATCTCTAGTTTTAAAAAGAAGTCCCCATACTTGCACATATTTCTAACCCATGACCATAGGTTAAATTCAATGTTTAGTACATCGTAGTATAAGTTATAAAGGACTCTTTGTATGTTTTCGTCTGATGATTTAATTGAAAGAACTTCACCTTGTGCACTTTTTAGTGTTGACTCATCTGCCAATACGTCTAGGGTTGAAGCTATAATTGCATCAGTATCCATTGCTTCATAATCTGAGTAAAGCTGAACCCTAAGTGTTTGATAGTTGAGATTTGGATTGAATATGTTTTTGTTATTGTATATGTAGAGACGGGAGAATCTGTCTAGTAGTGAGTTGGTTTGATACTTCCCTGTTGATTGAATGTGGTTAACATCAGCAATCTTCAACTCATCTCCTCCTACGTTTCTAACTAATATATCTGTTGAGAACAGTCTTTGGAGTGAGGTGAATAAATTTCTTTCTGCCATTTGTGAAATGTTTTATTTATAAATAGTAACTTATCCCAATAGCCATGTAAGATCTTCTTGGCCACCAGGTGTTTCCATAAGATAAGGATTATTGTGCATTGGAGCAACGTTGTATACTCCAGTGTTTCTTTGATTAAGACTTACAAACGAACTCATTGTGGCTCTTGAAAGATCCATCCCTTGTTGTCTCATTCTAATTGCAGTATCTCTTACGTAAAGAGCGGTTGCAAAAGCCATAACTAAATCGTCATTATATCCTGACTGTGCTTGTGCTTTTCCATTTTTCCATATCAATACTCGCATTTCTGCTAATAATCTTTTTGATTGTACTACAACCGATCTTTCTCGTATGTACTCTGTCATCTTAGCAATTACAAGTGGTCTAGTTTTTAAAGACATTGTAAATCCTGGTACTAGTTTTTCTCTTTCGTACTTGGCCATATAAGATTCAACTGTTTCAGTATCTGATCTTGATGAATAGTATAAGTTTTTGTACTCTCTGGAAAGTACTTGTTCAATTGTTGACCATCCAATATTTGCATTTTCTATTACAAGTAGTGCATCACAGTACTCTGTTGCTATTCCTACTAATACATTTCCATATTCTTTTGGAGATATTTTTCCTTTATATTCTGCAACTTGTGTACATGTTTCAATATCGAATACATGAAATCCAGAGTAGTCAGTTGAATCTCCTCGAGCGACGTCGGCAACAACCATGTACGATTTTGTGTAGTCTGGTGATTCCCATATCCATAAATTGCCATCAACTCCTCTTTTTTCTGTTGGTTCTTTTACGTAGGTTTCTTCGTAGAAAGTCATATTCTCAACCTCGATTACCGTGTCTCCAGATGATAAAAAATCCGTATCGCACTCCTGAGCTGCGTGTTTTTCGCCTAGTTGTCTTGTTTGCTCATCTCTCCACTCCTGATCTCTTTCAGGATGAACATCCCATTTTAACCTTATTGGTATAAATCCATTCTCTCCTTCTTCAGCTTTGACCCAAGTTTTATGAAACCAGTTACCTACACCATTTGGAGTTGATAGAGCTAAACACTGGCCTCCTGTAGCTAATGTTTGTTGTGCTGCCGTAAACGTTTCTTCAATGTTATCAATAAACGCTGCCTCGTCGATCAACAGCAGAGATACTGCTTCTGAACGAGCTGCGTCTGAATTCGATGATTTTGCTGTTATCTTGGAACCATTCCTAAGCCTCATTGATAGTTTATTCTTCTCTACAAAAGGAAGTTGTAGCCATTTTGGTAAATTCTCATACATGAAAATTGTTTTGGTTACAAGGTTTCTAGCTGTGGCTTGAGTAATTGCTAATGCTAAAACGTTTTTATCTTTGTGGAAAATCATTAACCAAAGTGCGTATGCCGAGGCTAATGTTGATATTCCCAACTGTCTTGACTTTAGAGTTATTAGCATTTTTTCATCTCTGAATAAGTGTAGTACTCCTTCTTGGAATGGATATAGGTTGAATAAAATTCTACCTCTAGTTGGATGTTGAATGTAGCAATACTTCTTCATGAAGTATGCAGGATCTTTTGCACACTTTACATACTCCTGTGCTACTATTTGTTTTATATCTTGTTGTGACATATTATATACTTATATATTATAAATATGTGGATATAAAAAAACCCACCTTTATGGGGTGGGCTTGTTTGTTATTCAGTAATATTATTTTCTGTTTTCTGCTAAGAACTTTCTTAAGTCAAAAGTTCCTTCTTGTAATGCTTCAGATGCTGCTTCAGTTGCTGCTTCTTTTTCTGCTTTTGGAGCTGCAGTTGGTTTTTCTTTTTTATTGAATTTTTTTTCAAATTCTTTTCTTAGTTTTTCTTCTGCTTTTCTTAATGCTGCAATATCTTTACGCATTTGTTTAACTTTGCTTTGATCGATATGCTCTGCATTTTCTCCTTCTTCTAGGGAAGTTACTTTAGTCTCTAGCAATTCGTAGATTCTTTTCATTTCTTCCATTTTATATTTATGAGCTGCTTCGTTAGTACCGTGCTCAATCTCTTTCATCAATTGATCAATACTTTCGTATTTTGGCATAGGTTTTTCTTCAACCATATCTTCTCCTTCTGGAATGTTTAGTTCTGGAGCAGGGTTTGGGAGTTGATTTGGATCGTCTTGACGTCCCATTGTGTAATCTACATTTTCCTCTCCTAAGGCTCTCTGAACCATTTCTACTAAACGTCTTTCTTTATCTGTCATTGTATTTTCATTTACTGATTCTTCGTTTATTTCAAATCCATCGGCTTCAATTGCTTTTTTAGCCTTACGTAATTCAATTGCATTTTTGGCTTTAACCACCATCTCTTCAGAATCTATTCCAGGCTCTGCAATCGCATCAACTCCAGCATCATGTAAAATGTCTTGAACGTATTCTACATCATCCTCATCGGTGTTGTAATTAAAACTAAAAGAATATTTTTTTGCTTCAGCAACCATAGCATCTTCTTTCTTTTCTTGTAAGTATAGTTGTCTGTCGTGAATTAGTTCACCTACTATATCGTAGTTCTCTTCTTGAAATTGTTGTACTTCATCATCTGTTAGTGGAGTACCATCTGCATAGTCTGCTGCTACGATGTAAGCATCTACAAAGTCTGGGTAGTCGCTTGTATCTATTCCGTCAATTTCTATTGAGTTAACGTTTATTGGTTTTCCGTTAAAAGATACTTCTTCTTTAAGAAGTTGTGCATTTTTTGTAAGTGTGTTCTCTGTTAAGAATGATCTTAAATTAAAATTATCTGCCATTGTATTTTATTTTTGTTTATAAATAGTTTGTTATTATTTAAACAAGCGTCTGCTATAATTTATCATACCTTGGTTAATAAAAACTCCTTTAAGTACCTTTTCAGTAGGAATAGCATCTATCATTTCCATAGTTATGTAAGTATAGTCTATGTCTCCATCTGGTGTTACATTTACCATATAACCTCCTGCACCTTCGTTAGCACTTCCTATTGGTTTATCTTTAAACTTTGCTTTGAGAAGATCTTTTAGTAAGGTTGCTGCAAGCTCATCTGCCTTTTCTTTTGGTTTGGCATGTGCTAATATTTCGTCAATTTTACTAAACATTGAATCCAAAAAAGTTAATCCATACTGTTGCATCTTCTCTTTTATTTCATATAATGCTAGAACATGTTTGCATGCTTCTTCCATATCATCTCCATTAGCATGTATAGCATTTGGTGGTAGCTTTTTCTTTCCTGTTCCTGAAAAAGTTGTCAGTAGTGCGTTAATTCCAAATACTGTATTTAGTTTAAGTAATTCAGTAGTATATTTTCCTACCCTACCTAACTGCACCATATCTTTTTCTTTTGAATATGATTTAACCTCTACACCTATATTATCTACTAGTAAGTCAGCCCTACTACCTCCTCTACTATCTTGCACGTTTCTTCCTGCTTGAGACAATAGCCAGTATAGTGCTATTTCACCATGGCCTGATCCTTTTGAACCTGCTGATCCTGCTTGCTGGTTTCCTTTTGGTGGGGCTACTTTATATAGTTGTCTCAAGATATATAAATCGTGTGGATTTGTAATCTGTATTTCTGTACCTGCTGTGTCTAGAATATATTTAGATGCTTCGCCTTCGATTGCTGGTACTTTTCCTAATGCCTTTATAATAACATCATTATATTCAGTTTTTGGTAACTGTACTTTTGGCTCTCTCTTTTCCTTAGGTTCACCCTTAGCTTTTGGTGTAGTAATTTTTAGCGATTTACTTTTAGTGGTTTTTGGATTAAGTGGAAATGTCTTAGCGTCTATTAATTCTTTTCGAGTAAAGGTCCTTATTGGGGATGTATTTGAAGTAGTAGCTTTAATATCTCCATCAACTGAGTCTTGTGTGACTATGTAGTTTTCTCCTTTGTAATTAAAAGTAGCTCCCTTAAGAATAGGTTTAGGTTCCACTTTAGGGTGTTCATTGGAATCTAAATCTATTTCATCATCTTCCTGTGCTTCCTCAGCTTCCATAACAAATCCAAACTCAGAATAAATGTCTTTTAATATTCTTACATCGTCAGGATTATTCATATCTGGGTATCCTTTTTTACATCGAAAAGCCCATTCATTAACTACTTTATCTACTACACTCATAACTTATTTTTTATAATTCTTCTGGTGTTTCTGGTTCTGCTCCTCCTTCTTCTCCTGGTGTTTCAAACTCTGCTGCTGCTTCTTCACCGCCTGCGGCTTCT